ATTGAACTCCCTGTTCTTTAGCTGCTGATAAAATAATTCGTGTAAATCTTTTTTCAACTGTGTTTTCAATATCATTAAGACTAACATCAGTCCAATATTTTGAAGATGACGGTGAGAAACCAAAAAGACTTACAAACTCGGATCTTCTATTACAAAGACCATTATTAAAAAGATCATAAACAGCATTTTGTGCTTTTCTAAATAATTCAAGATTTTTATTTTTAGATCTTGAAAATTGGACTTTACCTTGTAAAGGTAAGAGCTCGTTTAGCTTATCAGCTAAATTCTTAAACCCAGGATTTACACCCCATGATGGTTGAAATAATTCGAATTGAAAACCTTTGTACATATTTTATTCTCCGCTTTTTTCATTTTATAGATATATTATACAATAGTTTTTTGTAAATGTAAAGGAAAAAATGCACTTAAATGAAAAAAAGTGCATTTTATTTTTTAAGATTATAGTTTGCTTATTGAATGTTTAGGTAGTGTTTCCCAAGATTTTGTTATGTTTAGCATTTCGCATAGCTTATCCATATACAATTCATGCTTTTCTCTCCACTTTGCTTTCCATTGTTGTTCTGCATATGCATTTGGATGATGTAATAATATTAAAAGACTTTTAGGCATTTGATCAAGCAACATAGGTAATATATGATCGTAAGTAAAGTTAGCAGATGATACTACGAATACTTTATCGACTTGATTTTTATATTTTTCTATCTCTTGATTTTTTCTTTCAAGCATAGCTGGATCACTCCAGTTATTCCAAACTGTATCTGGTCCATAAGACTGCAAAATTGCATTTTGATCTATTAATCTTTTAGTTTCTCTTATTCTAGTGTTAGCCATAGAATCAGTTAAACCCATTCTTCTTAATGAAACTTTTACGTTATCAAAATTTTTGTGTTCATTCCAATAAGCATTTAAAAATTTTCTAACGTCTTCTTTATTAATTTGAAGACTAGGTTCTTCATCGATTTTATTTAAAATCAAGGCGTATTCTCTAAGTTGTAAATCTGAATACTCGTCATGTATTTCTTTTTCTACATAAATCACAGGATATTTAGTAGCACAAGATTTAAGTGCTGCTCTGTATCTATGATTACCATCTAACATTGAATCTGCACCTTTATAATTTCGTAAAATTATTATAGGCTCCATACCTTCGGTGGTACATAACTTATCGTTAATACGTTCAGCTATAGTATCAATGTGCACACTATTAGACGCGACATTTCTAACTTGAAAATGATTAAGTTTTGATATTTCTTCTAATGGTAGTTGTTTTGGTTCTTTTTTCGCTTTTTTGATCGCAGCGATTAGCGCTTTATAGTTATCAAACATACTTGCTCCTTTGCAAAGATTTGAATGAGATTTCGGGTTATTCCTATTTTCTCTATTTTATATATCTATTCTACCATAAAAAAGTAGAAAAGTAAAGGATTAAACTTTAATCTTAGCTAAATATTTTTGTAGACGTATTCAAGAGCTCTATCGGCTTCTTTTTCTAATGGACGTGACTTATACCAATTACCAGTTTCAGTATCAAGTTCTCTACATAATGCTGTAATTTCTTGAGCTGTAATTGGATATTTGTTTTTAACTGCATTACCAGCTGTAGCAACCATGATCTGATACATCTTATGATACCAACCACTGCTACTTATCATTCGATATTCTTTTTCTAATTGTTTTGGAAAGAAAGGACAATTCTTATATGATGACCAATTTACATTTGTGTTATCAAGTTTAGATTTACGATGTTCTATAATTTCTTTTTGCATATCTTCTGGTAGTCTATCGAAAAAATTACTTCCGGACTTTTCTCTGTATGGAACTTTGTTCATTACCACATCAGGATCGATAGCAACGCCATCATTACTAAAGATAAAATTAAAAGCATTATCATATTTTGCTGGAATATAATACATGCGAGATAGATCTTTGGTTTGTTTGTCTCCAACTTCGCCGAGTATTGTTTGGAGAGCAAACCAAAAGTGTCGAATCTTTTCAGCTTGAACATTTTTTGTAAGTGGAAAGACAATACGAAACTTTGGTAAAGATTGTGTACTGCTAGCAGTAGAATAGCAGACAAACTTATAACTACCAAACTTAGCACGAAGATTGTCATATAAATCTCCTTCATATTTAAAATCATCAACATCGACTGCGCACCAGCCAGCCCATATTGTAACATTATCATTCGCACGAGTAGTATTAGGTTTATACTGTGCCGGCGACATAAGTGGTGCATCTTTCTTAGTTTTTATAACTCGATTTGATAGACCATACAATGCTTTTTCGAAAGCATCAAAGTTTTCAAACTTTAACTTTTTCTCAGTCTTATTATCAAATATACTATTGAAAAGAGTCAGTGATATTTCCATGATTTCCCTTATGCGTTGGACCTTCCCATCCTTCAGGCTTTACTAAATCTGGTAATCCAAGAGGATTAGGTCTGCCTTCTTTAATGCCAACTTCTTTTGACATATTAGCTTTATATACTTGATCCCATGCTTTGTTAGCATCAACACCAAATACTTCAAGTGTGCCGATAGCAAAAACACATAGGTCTATAATACCATCAACTATTTCTTCTGGATTATTATCTTTAAATGCTTGCTTTGTTTCATCAAGTTCTTCTTGCATCATTTTAATTCTAAAATCCATGTACTTATTTAGTCTTGACCAATCGGATTTCTTTTCTTCATTCATCCATTTGTCGACACCATATTTCTTATGCATGTCTTGCATATCTTTAAACCAGTTTGTACTCATACGAAAAAATCCTCCAAGGTTGCTTGTTCTTCGGCAGACCAGCCGATTGGGTTGAGTATTAAATTTAATGGTTCGATAAATGTTTTTTCGAACTGTAAATCATAGTTAATATAGTTATGTAGTTTTAATTCTTTTGGTAACACATCTTTAAATGATACCACGTTTTGTCTTATTGAGTTTGGTAATTTTAAATATACAAACTTAATTCTATCACCATTTGTTATAAGTTCATATTTGTTATTTAGTTTATTTTCTTTAAGATAATAATTATGTAATAGAGAACCTCTAACGTGTATTGGACAACTCTTTTTAAATATTGTTTTTCTATCATGCCAATCTGTAATGTTTGTAACTCTACGAGGAAAGGCTATTTCTTCTGGTTGTAAACTTTTAAATTCTGCTTTAAAGTTAGCAATAAATTTTTGTGTTTCATCTTCGGTACCAGATATTATTAATTTAAATGCTTCTTTAAATTTATTACGAACTATTTCAGGTGTTGATGATTTAATTGCTTCAATACCCATAATCTTAAGTTTTGGTTCTGAATATTGAACACCTTCATTATTATGTACATTGAGAATATATCTTTTCTTTGCAGTCCAGATACCAACATCTGATATTGCTTCTCTTGCCATGACCATTCTATTCTTATATGCATTGTGCATAATGTAAAATTCATGATAAGCTTTTTCTATAGCAGGTTCAAAATGTTTCTTGCAAATTTCATCTAAGAATAAAACGGGATTCTTTGGTGTGAATTTCTCCACAAGTGGTCCAAAGTTAACGTATAAAGAATCCGTATCAATAGCAATGACATAATCTTTATCAGTCTTAAGTAACTTGTTTAATTCTTTATTCATAGTTTGTTCAGCCCACTTAATTGCTTTTTGACCAGTAAGAGTTACACCTTCAGCAAGTGCTGGTCTGAAATATAAAAAGTGTTTGTTAGCAAGTGCACCATATAAACTATTAAGCAAGATTTTAATAGCTACTTGACGATTTTCAAGAGTGTTTATTTCTTTATCAAGCTGAACTGTATAACCTTTTTGTATTTGAGATTTAGCAGCCAACATCATCTTCTTTACTGATACACGTTCATCATAATATTCTTCAATGATTTGTGGAAGTACACCTTGAAAATCTTTACGATAATATGTTTCATTAGCAGCTCTAACGTATTTATCAGGATCATCAATATGACTTACTATTGTTTCTGGTGACATATTGTTTTGAACAATGATATTAGGATATAGAGAATTCAAATCAAATGATACTACCCATTGATATTTTTTAGGGATTGGATCTTTTACATAACCACCAGCAATATGGCTTTTGTTATCTTTAATTTGATAATCGTCAAACTGTTGAGTAAGAGGAGTTATAATATTGTGTTGATTTAATTTTCTACAGATAATTGATTCCCATATGGCCGTAACACCAAATGTGTCTTGATAATTAACACCACCTTTATAAGCTACAGTAATAGCTAAAGTAATCAATCCAAGTTTTTCTTCAAGCCTATCAACCAGTTGAACATCTTTCATATTATAATCAATGTACTTTTGATAATCATCTTTATAAAGATTTTTAAGTGAACCTGATTCTTCATATGAAAGTTTCTTTTCACCAAGTACAACATAAGCAATATGATTCAATGCGTATGATTCTTGTGGACCATATGTATAACCAAACTTTTGAAACAATTCCATGTAATCAAGTGTTTGTATTCCAGGAATTTCATAAACCATATTTTCTTTACCACGACTTGGCACCATTCTTGGAGGTGGTATTTGTAATCCATAAGGAGAAAACCTTGATAACCATTCAATGCCTAAGACTTTAGAAACACGATTAATAATATATGGTATATCAAAAAATCTTGTATTCCAACCAGTTATAACATCAGGTGTAATATCTGGATGAGACCAGAATTCTATAAATTTAGTAAGAAGTTCTTCTTCACTGTTACATTGAACATACTTAACATCTTTTATAAGAGAGTCTTCAGTTTTAAAATCGCCATAACCCCAGACATGATATGTTGAAAATTTACTTGATTTATATGATATCGATAATATAGTATGAGCAGCTTGGTCTGGATATGGAAAGCCATCATCATAATCTGTTTCAATATCGAATGTACCAACATTAATCATATTACGATCAAATTGAAT